TAGACGGACGTGGTAAACGGGTTAAGGTTCACACCATACCATGCGCGAGACACCAGGCACACGATCTGTTTGCCGAGTTTAAAACGCTGAATGATAAGAAGGCCAATTTACTTTGGCATGCTGACTGGATGCTTAGGGCATCGATCTACTAATCGCCCTTATGTATGTTTAGCCCAGGCCGACCGCCTGGGCTTTTTTTCGTCTGTATTTTTTCAGGTCTATATATATAGGCTATATATAGCGTTGTCCGAACCCAGGTAGACGGCCAGACAATCCCACACCCAGGTAGACCGCAACCCCCACCACCCCAAAAAACAAAAAGGGACTCCGGCGACCGCTACACCGTGTGTTACTCACTCGACACCACCATTTGGTTTTTGCCCCCCCACCCCCTGTAAATTTATACAGCTATGGGCATAAAAATTTCTACAAAAAACACCCCCCGGCAAAGGGACCCAAACTTTTTCTTGCATACCCCCATATTTTTCTGCTACATTTGCGCCCATACCCACATGGAGTGCCCGTTTCCTCTATGAACAACATAGCCCCGACGAATGAACATGCTGTTCCTACTTCTTTAGTAGAGCAGTTGGGCGACTCCTTTCAAGAAAACGTAAGAATTGCTGCAAGCACCGCAGCAGTGATGTCCGAGTTGGGCATGCCGTTGGAGATGACGCAGGAAGATGAAGACGCTGCGCATAAGCTCTTCTCTCAAATCGACAAAAAGAAAAAGTCGGGTACAAAGAATGAGGACGTTAACCCCCCTTCTTTGTATCAAGGCAGCACTGCGCTAAAGCTAGCGTCTTTGTTAACCGAGTACGACCACAGAGTTATTCTTGACGCTACTCAAGCACGCACGTACATCACAAACCGCCTGCTAGAGATTAGCGCCTGCGGAGACCCAAAAAGCGAACTCCGTGCTATAGAACTCCTAGGGAAACTCTCAGATGTGGGGGCCTTCACTGATAAGTCTGAGATCACTATTACGCATAGAAGTGCAAATGACCTGCGGCAAGTGATACAAGACAAGATTTCCAAGCTTTTACAGATTGATGTTGTTGATGTAGAAGCAAAGAGTATTAGTGATGAGCTAGGACTACTAGACGATGAACCCCCAAGAACTACAGAACCTACTCAAAGCTCTTCCGAACTTGCCTAACTCAGTGTTGCAAGACCTTTATGTCTCTTTAGAAGAGCATGAAATCTTAAGCGAGCGCGAAAAGGCTAGGGATAAGTTCATGACTTTTGTAAAAAAGGCGTGGCCGGGGTTCATTGAAGGCGCACACCACAAGAGAATGGCTGATGCGTTCGAGCGAGTGGCTGCTGGGACGTGCAAACGGCTCATCATCAACATGCCACCCCGGCATACCAAGTCAGAATTTGCGTCTTATTTGCTTCCAGCGTGGTTTTTAGGTAAATTTCCGCACAAAAAAGTGATTCAAAGCTCCAATACAGGCGAATTGGCCGTGGGCTTTGGTCGAAAGGTGCGAAATCTGGTGGATCAAGACGTGTATTCCGAGATTTTTCCCGGTGTTGGGCTGCAAACAGACTCAAAAGCGGCTGGACGGTGGAACACCAACAAGGGTGGCGACTATTTTGCTATCGGTGTGGGCGGTACAGTGACGGGTAAGGGTGCAGACATCCTTATTATTGACGATCCGCACTCTGAACAAGAGGCGGCGATGGCCGCAAACAACCCAGAGATATACGACAAGGTGTATGAGTGGTATACGTCAGGTCCGCGTCAGCGTCTACAGCCGGGTGGGTCGATTGTTATTGTAATGACGCGCTGGGCACAGCGGGATTTGACCGGACAAGTGCTAAAAGCAGCCGCTGCAAGGGGTGGCGAAGAGTGGGAAGTAATCGAATTTCCTGCAATTTTGCCCTCAGGTAGCCCACTATGGCCGGGGTTTTGGTCTCTTCCAGAGCTAGAAGCACTAAGAAACGAACTGCCTAATGCCAAATGGCAGGCCCAGTATCAGCAAAATCCTGTAGGTAATGAGAGTGCAATTGTCAAACGAGACTGGTGGCAGTGGTGGGAGGAAGAAGACCCGCCCGAGTGCGACTACATTCTCCAGACGTGGGACACGGCTTTTGAGAAAAATAACCGTGCTGACTACTCTGCGGGGACAACTTGGGGCATTTTTAACCACAAGGACGACGGTAACAGGCCCAACATCATCTTACTTAATACATATAAGAAGCGCGTTGAGTGGGTGGAGCTAAAGCGTGACGTGCTCAAAGAGTACAACGAGTATGAGCCGGATGGCTTGCTTATTGAGAAGAAGGCAACGGGCGCACCGCTAATTTATGAACTCAGGGCTATGGGCATACCTGTGATGGAGTACACGCCTAGTAAGGGGCAAGATAAGATTGCACGTCTAAACTCGGTCTCAGACATAATTGCATCGAAGAAAGTCTGGGTGCCTAGAACAAGATGGGCAGAAGAGCTAGTAGATGAGATCGCAGCGTTTCCATCAGGCGAGCACGATGACTTGGTGGACGCTACAACTCTGGCGCTTATGCGCTTTCGACAAGGTGGGTTTCTCCGTCTTCCAACTGACGAGCCCGAAGACATTCAATGGTTTAAAAGTCCGCGTAGAGAGCGGTACTACACAGTGTAAGGACGCATCATGGCTACAAGTTCAATGGACAAAAGTTTGTACGCAACCCCTATGGGTCTTGCCGATATGGAGCAAGAACCAGATATAGAAATTGAGATCGAAGACCCCGAATCTATAACGTTTGGCCTGGGGGATTTAGAAATCCAACTCACGCCAGATAAGGACACTGACGAGGAGTTTGACGCCAACCTAGCCGAGTACATGGATGACAGCGATTTACAGTCTTTGGGCGAGGACTTAATAGAAGACTTCGGTAGAGACATAAACGACCGCAAGGACTGGATGCAGACTTATGTGGACGGGCTGAAGCTGCTAGGGTTGAAGTATGAGGAGCGTACCGAGCCGTGGCAGGGGGCGTGCGGTGTGTTTCACCCCATGCTGACTGAGAGCGTAGTTAGGTTCCAGAGCGAAGGCATCACTGAGACGTTCCCAGCCGCTGGGCCTGTTAAGACTGTGATCATCGGCAAAGATACCCCGGAGATTGAAGAAGCAGCAGTGCGAGTTCGTGATGATATGAACTACCAGTTGACCGAGGTGATGTACGAGTATCGCCCCGAGCACGAGAAGATGTTGTGGAACCTACCCATTGCGGGTTCTGCGTTTAAGAAGGTGTACTACGACCCAAGCAAGGGGCGGCAGATGGCGGTGTTTATTCCTGCCGAAGATATCGTTGTGCCGTATGGTGCGAGTAACTTAGAGACCGCCGAGCGGGTTACGCACATCATGCGTAAGACCAAGAACGAAGTAGCCAAGCTTATAGAAGCTGGGTTCTACATGGATGTGGAACTAGGCGAGCCCACGTATGAGTTAGACGACATCGAGAAGCAGAAGGCCGAGGAGACAGGCATGTCTGCGATTCAAGACGACCGCTATAGGTTCCTTGAGATGCACATTGACTTAGACTTGGCTGGGTACGAGGACAAGGATAAGAAGGGCCGACTCACTGGCATCGCGTTACCCTACGTGGTTACTGTAGAAAAAGGGACACGCAAGATCGTGGCCATTCGGAGAAATTGGTACGAGGGCGACACTCTGCACCTCAAGCGTCAGCATTTTGTTCACTATCAATACATTCCGGGGTTTGGGTTCTATGGGTACGGCCTTATTCATCTTATTGGTGGCTATGCCAAATCTGCCACTATGCTCATTCGTCAGCTTGTGGACGCAGGCACCCTTTCTAACTTGCCCGGCGGTCTTAAGTCCCGTGGCCTCCGAATCAAAGGAGATGACACCCCCATCCAGCCCGGAGAGTTCCGAGATGTAGATGTGCCGAGTGGTTCAATTAGGGACAACATCCTGCCCCTGCCGTACAAAGAGCCAAGCCAAGTGTTGTATCAGTTGTTTGACCGCATCGTCCAAGAGGGACGGTCGTTTGCCTCTAGTGGCGACATGCAAGTCAGTGACATGAGCGCCAATGCTCCAGTGGGCACCACGCTAGCTATATTGGAGCGCACTCTTAAAGTGATGGGCGCGGTGCAGTCGCGCATGCACTTCACGATGAAACAAGAGTTTAAGCTTTTGAAAGTCATCATCGCTGACTACACCCCCGAAGAGTATGACTACGAGCCAGTGGACGGTAGCCGCAAGGCCAAACGGGGTGACTACGACTTGGTAGACGTGATCCCCGTGAGCGACCCTAATGCGTCAACGATGGCTCAGAAGGTTGTGCAGTATCAGGCGGTCCTACAACTTGCCCAGTCAGCCCCACAGTTGTACAACTTGCCCTTGTTGCACCGCCAGATGATTGAGGTGCTAGGGGTTAAGAACGCTTCCAAGTTAGTGCCTGTTGAGGATGATCAGATTCCTACAGACCCTGTGCAAGAGAACCAGAACTTGCTGACGGGTAAACCTATTAAAGCGTTTGTAGAGCAGAACCATGAAGCGCACATCCAGGCACACATGGCTGCTATTCAGAATCCAAAAATTCAACAGATGATGCAGCAGAACCCACAGGCACAGGCAATCATGGCAGCGGCAATGGCTCACGTTAACGAACATTTGGCGTTTGAGTACCGCAAGCAAGTTGAGTTGGAGCTTGGCGCACCACTGCCCACTGAAGAGCAAAACAAACAAATTCCTCCTGAGATTGCTGATCAGATTGCAATGGCAGTTGCTAAAGCATCGCAAAAACTTACTCAACGTGACCAGCAAGAAGCTCAACAACAACAGGCGCAACAACAAATGCAAGACCCAGTTATACAAATGCAACAGCAAGAGTTGAAGTTAAAGGGGCAGGAGCTTGAGCTTAAAGCCCAGAAGCAAAAAATTGAAGCAGCGGAAAAAACAGACCGCTTGCGTATTGACGAAGCACGGATTGCAGCGCAGAAAGAAATTGCTGCAATGCAAGTCGCGGCTACAGCAGCCGCTGCGAAAGACAAACTCGCCCATCAAAGCGAGATTGAAGGGGTTCGTATGGGCATGGATGCGGCTAAACACCGTACTCAGATGGCCGTACAGCAAGCGCAACGGGCAGCGCAAAAATCGCCTAGTAGACCTAAAAAGGAAAATGATTGAGTGATTACAAACTCTTAGCCGTAGTTGCCAAAGAGATCGAGAAGGTGCGACAGGAGCAAATTGCTTTTATCGCTGCAAGCCGAGCCGATACCTTTGACGAGTACAAAAAAGTCTGCGGAGTCATCCGGGGTCTGAACCTCGCAGAAAACATCATTAACGACCTTGTGCAAAAAATGGAGAAGTCCAATGACTGAGTTTGACGTAGCGGCAGTAGACCTGTCGGGTATTTTGAACACCACTGCGGAGCAAAAAGCTAAGCAGTTGCCTGACCCCAAGCGGTTTCATATGTTGTGTGTTGTTCCCGAAGCAATGGAGGAATATCACGACAGTGAGGTGGGGCTGATCAAAGATGCCAAGACGATGCACTATGAGGAAGTGCTCACTCCGATCCTATTCGTTGTAAAACTTGGCCCCGACTGCTATACAGACACTACCCGGTTCCCTAATGGACCGTCGTGCAAGGAAGGTGATTTTGTCATCGTCCGACCCAATTCAGGCACCCGTCTGAAGATTCATGGCCGTGAATTCCGCATCATCAACGATGACTCGGTTGAAGCAGTTGTGGAAGACCCCCGTGGTATTACACGAGCATCATAAGGAGTAACACATGGCAACATTGCCTGAATTTAAAGGTGAAGAGTACAAGTTTCCTGACGAAAAGGAAACTGCTGTTGAAGACAAGTTTGAGGTAGAAATCGAAGACGATACTCCTCCGCAGGACCGTGGGCGCAAGCCTATGAAGGAACCTGTGGAGGACCCGACTGACGAAGAACTCTCCTCTTACGACGAGAAAGTACAAGCTCGCATCAAGAAGTTCACCCGTGGATATCACGATGAACGCCGCGCTAAAGAGGAGGCTCAGCGCGAACGAGAAGCCGCCGAAACCTTTGCTCGACAAGTGTTTGAGGAGAACAAACGTCTCCAACAGCAGCTATCAACGGGTAGTAAAGCCTTTATTGAGCAGTCCCAGTCTGCCGCTGAGATTGAGCTTGTATCCGCTAAGAAACGATACAAAGAAGCTTATGAGTCTGGGGATGTTGACGCTCTTACGGAGGCCCAGGCAGAGATTGCCAAAGCCACCTTAAAGATAGACAAAGCTTCTGGTATGCGGCCAATTGAGGTAGAAAACAAGGATTTTGCCGCATCCCAACCTGCCCAGCCTAAGTTGGACCGTCGCACCCAAAAGTGGGTGGATACCAACAAAGATTGGTGGGGGAAAGACGAAGAAATGACTATGACTGCTATGGGGCTTGACAAGAAGCTACAAAAACAGTATGGTGCGGACTATATAGGTACTGAAGAGTACTTTGAAACCATCGATAAAACGATGCGCAAAAGATTTCCTGAGTATTTTGAAGATACTCAGAGCGATGAGGATGACGAACCGCCTCCAAAGAAAAGAACGTCAGACCCGGTATACGAGGACGATCCTCCACGCCGTGCAACAAGATCAGCTACGGTTGTGGCTCCGGCCTCCCGTAGTACTCCGCCTAATCGTATTAAGTTAAAGGCATCCGAAGCGGCGATTGCTCGCAGGCTTGGGGTCCCAATTGAAGAATACGCTAAACAGGTTGCTCAACTAAGAAGAGGTGAATAATGGATCAAGGCCAAGTCAAACCTGCTGAAAAAGCACAAAACCGTATGAGCCGTGAGTTAGATACTCGTGCTGTGATGCAACGCCCAACAGCGTGGCGTCCGCCTGAGACTCTACCTAGCCCAGATGATCGTCCGGGCTGGAGGCACCGTTGGGTGCGCATATCTACATTGGGGACTGCTGATCCAAGCAATATTTCTTCAAAGTTACGCGAAGGATACGAGCCGTGTAAAGCGGATGAGTACCCTGAGTTGATGATGCACGCTACCACCGAAGGTCGTTTTAAAGGCAACGTTGAGGTGGGTGGACTGTTGCTCTGTCGGATTCCGGCTGAATTTTTGGATCAACGTATGAAATACTACGAGACTCAAAATAAAGCCCAAATGGACTCCGTAGACAACAATTTTCTTCGTGAAAGCGATCCTCGTATGCCCCTTTTCTCAGAAAAGAAGACGAGAGTTACTTTTGGTTCTGGTTCTTAAATTTTAGGAGTCTTAGATGGCTTATCCTACAGTCTCGGCCCCTTACGGTCTAAAGCCTGTAAACCTAATAGGTGGACAGGTATTCGCGGGTGCAACCCGTTTGATGGAAATTGCGAGTGGTTATGCCACCAGCATTTTCTACGGTGATTTGGTAAAACGTGTAGCAGCAGGAACAATCGAAAAGGACGCCGGTACAGCAACCGCCACCCCTGCCGGTATTTTCTTGGGTGTTCAGTTTACTAATGGTTCAACTGGTCAAATCCAGCAACAACAGTTTTATCCGGCTAGTCAAGCAATCGCTTCGGGGACTAAAATCTTCGCTGTGGTCGCTGATGATCCTGATACGCTGTTTCAAGTTGCCGTAGTTTCTAGCGGAACGACTATTTCCGGTGTTGGCATTAGCGCCATTGGAAATAACGCCGAGTTGGTTCAGAACGCTGGTTCTTCTACTACTGGCAATTCAGCAGTGGCTCTTTTGGCGGCGACCGCAACAACCGTTACTTTGCCTATTCGTATTATTGATGTAGTTCGGGACACCGCTACTGCTGCTGATAACTTCCCTGAAGTTATTGTCAAAATCAATGCGACTATGCATCAGTACAACAATGCCACTGGCATATAAGGAGCATAAACCATGGCTATTTCACGCGCACAACTACTGAAAGAGTTGCTCCCTGGCCTGAACGCTTTGTTTGGCTTGCAGTATGCGACCTACCCTGAAGAGCACAAAGAGATTTACGAAACTGAATCTTCTGAGCGTTCCTTTGAGGAAGAGACCAAACTTTCTGGCTTCTCTGCCGCACCGGTCAAGAACGAAGGTTCTGCGATTGCGTACGACAACGCCCAGGAAGCATGGACGGCTCGCTACAACCATGAAACCATTGCAATGGGTTTCTCCATCACGGAAGAAGCAGTGGAAGACAACTTGTATGACTCGTTGTCCAGCCGCTACACCAAATCGTTGGCCCGTGCAATGGCATACACCAAGCAGGTCAAAGCTGCCTTTGTGCTGAACAATGCGTTTAGTGGCGGTGACTTACGGTGACGGAGTGGCCCTGTGCTCTACCGCCCATCCGTTGATCTCTGGTGGAACCAACAGCAACCGCCCCACCACCGCCTCTGACTTGAATGAGACTTCGTTGGAAAACGCAGTTATTCAAATCGCTGGCTGGACGGATGAGCGTGGGTTGTTGATCGCCTCCAAGCCCAAGAAGTTGATTGTTCCTCCTGCTCTGATGTTCGTTGCAACTCGTCTCTTAGAGACCGAATTGCGTGTTGGCACAGCCGACAACGACATCAACGCGTTGAAGAACAATGGCTCTATTCCTCAGGGCTACTGTGTTAACCACTACTTGACTGACACCAATGCTTGGTTCCTGTCTACTGACGTGCCTAACGGGTTGAAGCACTTTGTGCGTATGCCCCTGGACACCAAGATGGATGGTGACTTTGACACTGGCAACGTCCGCTATAAAGCTCGTGAGCGTTATAGCTTTGGCGTGTCGGACCCTCTGGGTATCTTTGGATCGCCCGGTTCGTCTTGATGAGACTGGAAAAGGGGCCTTGTGCCCCTTTTTCTTTTGGTGTATATTGCATTCATCCCGGGGTCCCCGGTGTATCTGACAGTCCCGG